AAATAATCTTCACTGAAATAAACTCTTTTATACTGAAATACAATGAACTTCCAACAAATGAAGCTTTATTGATCGAAGTAGAAAACAGAACAGATCTTAACGAATCTTCTTACAAAGAAATAGTATCAATCATTGATTCGATAGATGATATACCATCTGAATTACAATGGTTGATTGATGTAACTGAAAAGTGGTGTAAAGATAGAGCAATCTATCTTGCTCTGATGGAATCTATTCAGATTGCTGATGGTAAAGACGAAAAAAAGAATAGGGATTCTATCCCATCTATTCTTTCTAATGCATTAGGAGTTAGTTTTGACAATCATGTTGGACACGATTACTTATTAGACTACGAAATTAGATATGATTCATACAACAAGAAAGAAAACAAATTATCTTTTGATCTTGAATATTTTAACAAAATTACCAACGGCGGTCTCTCTCCTAAAACTCTCAACATCGCACTTGCTGGTACGAATGTCGGGAAATCTTTATTCATGTGCCACATGGCTGGCTCCTACTTGCTCCAAGGGAGGAATGTACTGTACATTACGCTTGAAATGGCAGAAGAGAAAATTGCTGAACGAATTGATGCAAATCAAATGAACATCAATATTCAGGATATTAAAGATCTACCAAAAGCTACATTCGAGAATAAAATTAATACTATCTCTAGAAAAACACAAGGATCTTTAATTATCAAAGAATATCCAACTGCGTCTGCACATGCTGGTCATTTCAAGGCACTTTTAAATGAATTGGCATTGAAGAAATCATTTAAACCAGATGTTATCTTTATTGACTATCTTAATATCTGCGCCTCTAGTAGATATAAAGGAAACATCTCTGTAAATTCGTATTCTTATGTTAAGTCAATTGCAGAGGAACTTAGAGGACTTGCAGTTGAATTTAATGTTCCGATTATGAGTGCTACTCAAACCACTAGATCTGGATTTGCTTCCTCTGATCCAGAGCTAACTGATACATCTGAATCTTTTGGTTTGCCAGCAACTGCTGATTTTCTCTTTGCTTTAATTTCAACTGATGAGTTGGAGCAGTTGAATCAAATACTTGTAAAACAGTTAAAAAATAGGTACAGCGATAAATCTGTCCATAAAAAGTTTGTCGTTGGTATAGATCGAGCAAAAATGCGTCTGTATGATGTAGATCAATCTGCCCAAAAAGACATACTTGACTCTGGACAGGAAGAGGAGTATAATGATGAAGAACACCAATCTGATTTGAAAAGTAAATTTAGGAGTTTTACATTCTGATGGAAAAAGTACAAAAAATTGATAGCGACAAGTACATTGAATTTGTTCGTCAAACGACAAGTCCTGCTAGTAGTAGCACTGAAAGTTTGATTTCTCGTATTGTTGAGCTTGAAACTGCTTCTGGTGCAGATGCTCCTCGTCTTCTTACTGCTGCTTTTGGTATGAGTGCTGAAGCAGGTGAATTTACAGAAGTCGTTAAGAAAGTATTTCTTCAGGGTAAACCATACAGTCAAGAAACAGAGTTTCATCTGAAGCGTGAACTTGGAGACATCTGTTGGTATCTTGCTCAAGCTTGTATGGCACTCGGTACTAATTTTGATGAGATTCTTCAAATGAACTATGAAAAGTTGAGTGCTCGTTATCCTGAAGGCGCATTTGATGTTTATCGTTCTGAAAATCGTGTGGTAGGAGATCTTTGATGGCAACTACTAAAGTGTCCCAATTGGAAAAAAAATATCCAAGTTTTCAGGCTGAATTTGCTAGAAACTGGAGACCAATACTTAGAAAAGCACTTGCAGAGCAAGTAGCGAAAAATCCTTCTAGTAAAATACTTAGAGGTATAAAAGAAATTACTAGAAATCATTTTACTATTTTACTTGATGATGAAGAATTAAATAAAGTAGTTGATATGATATCTACTAGATTTAATTCTAGGAAGCAGTCTCCAGAGTGGGATGATTGGAGATATAAACTTCCTAATCTATTCCCAGAAAAATTAGTAGGTACTCTTATATTTACTGAAGATGATAACGGCATTCCAGATAAATTTTCTGTTCATGAACCACAGAAAGAATACTTATGTTCTATTGTAATTAAAAGTGAAGACTTTAGTGCAGAGTATAATAATGTCCCAAAAGAAATTGCATACACAATTAATGCTGAGTTATCGAAATCACTTTCTTGATTTACTAAAATAAAAATGTCTTCAACCTCCTTCGGGAGGTTTTTTTATAAATAGTAAAAAAATGTAGCTACAGATGAAGACTTTTTCTGAATTTTTAGATGAAGCCAAAATAAATTGGAATGCTGGACCTAGATCAAAAGCAGAGAGAAAACTGTCTACTCTAGGTCAAAAAATGCGTACAGCTAAGCCAGATCAAATGGTCTCTATAGCTAATCGTATTAAGCAAATGAAATCTAAAATTTCATTAGAAAATGAAAAAAATCCACCGCCTCCACAGAAACAAGGTATAAGTGGTATTGCGAGAGGAGGGAGACCACAAAAACCAAGAGATGTTGTAAGTTCTGTTGGAACTTCATCTGGTGTTAACAGAACAATTGTTGACTTGAAAACTGGATCATCAATGGGATCATCATCACCTAGTGATACTTTAACTCAGAATAGATATACTTCTCGTGGTACTTCTGGTGGTAGGGGAACTAACATCAGTAGAACTGGTGGCACATATGGTACAAGAGGGTCTAGTCGTTAACAATAAATAAGTAAGGAATTCCTAACAAGAATGAAAAAGTTTTCGCAATTTATATTAGAATTTCGCGGATCGAGAGCATCGGAGAAGGCGTATCGTCTTGGTCTCTCATCGGATGGTCATGGTAACTGGGTAGATAGAAGCGGAAAAGTAGTAGCTCAGACTGTTGGTGGCGATCTTGAAATGATTCGTAAAAAGAGTCCATCGCCAGAGAAGGCTGAGCCAGCTCCAGTTGGACCAAAGACACCACAACGAGTAATTGAACCACCACCAGCAGCAGCTGAAAGAAAGGGAATAGCTCCACCAAAAGAAGAACCAGCTCCACCAGAAATGGAGCAAGATCTTCCACTTACTATAGTATTTGCTAAGTTTAATCCACCTTCAATAAAACATGAAAAGCTAATCAAAAAGGCAAAAGAAATTGCAGCTGGTGGAGAACTCAGAATATATCCTTCTAGAATGCAGGATAATGAAAAGAATCCACTTGATCCTGCATCAAAAATTAAATATATGAGAAAGATGTTTCCAGACATCAAAGATAATATTGTCAATGACAAGGACATGAAAACTATCTTTGATGTTTTGATGGCAGCAAATGAAGATGGATATGATAAAGTAAATATTATTGCTGGTTTAGATAGAGTATCTGAATTTGAGAGATTGTCAGGTCAACATAATGGAAATCTTTATAACTTTGATGAAATAAATGTAATTCCCTCTGGTCCAACTGATCCAGATGCGGAAAGTTCTTCTTCAAGTTTAAGAAAAGCTGCGATTACAATAAGTTTAAAATTGGAATTCCTAAAAAGATAAAAGACAAAGATGCACAAGCTTTGTTTTTTGCTGTCCAGAGATCTATGTTGGGTAAAGGTCAAGAGGCACAGAAAGAGCCACAAGATATTGCTGAAGTATGGAAATATGCACCAGAACTTGACCTAAAAGGATTAAGGGAGCAATACTACCAAGAAAATATTTTTAGAATTGGAGAAAGAGTCCAAAATTTAAATACTGGTTTGGTTGGACAAGTAATTCGTAGAGGACCAAATTATTTGATATGTGTTACAGAAGATAATATAATGTTTAAATCTTGGATCAAAGATGTTACAGAATGGACTGATGTATCTGGAGTTCCTGCGGATCAAAGATTGGTTGGAACTGATGCACTCAGAAATTACACTATGAAAATGTCAGGCACTAAGAGCATCAAAAACTTCATTCAAAAATATAAGAGAAGCGTAAAATAATAAATAAATGTATAGGTTTTAAAAATTTATACAAATGTCTGATCGTATCGTAGAAAGTCTAAATGAAATGAAACAGATTTACTTGGAATCTGTTTCAGGTAATGTCATTTCAAATAGAGATGAATATCTAGAGTTTGTTGAAGAGAAGTATAAGAAGTCAAAGAAAGAGGACGAAGAGGAAGATAAAGAAGAGAAAGAAGAAGACGAAAAAGAAGAAGACGAAGACGAAGATGAAGATGAGGAAGATAAGCCAAAAAGATGGTGGGATGATGATGGCGATGGTAAAGGATGGGAAGAAGGCGAAGTAAGTGGCAAATTCAAAAAGAAAGTCAAGAAAGTTGATGAGTCATTCTCCGATTGGAGACATGAGCTTTATGAAGCAATAGGTAATGTTGAAGATGAAATTGAAGGTTCTAAGCAAAGACAGATTAAAGAAAGATCCAATATCCATAATAAAATAGACATTAATCCTAATGTCAATATTGGAGAAAGTGTAGAACTATCTGAAGAATATATTGAAGAAGTTATTGATGTTGCTGCTCAATATCTTTATGATCAAGGACTAAATGAAGAAGGTCTTCAGATGGTCATTGAAGACCTTGGAGTTGATAAGTTCCTCGAATATGTCTTCTATATTTCCGAAGATCTTCTTTTGACCGAAGCAAGAAGAGCAAAAAGAGTGCCAACTACACCAGAGGAAAAGGAAGCGAAAATAGCACGAATAAAAGCTGAAATTGATGCTAGAGAAGCAGCTAAAAAGAAACCAACTGCCGCCAAAAAAGTAACTGTTTCACAGGGGAATGATTCGGTGAAAAAAGCAGTAGAAACTCAACCAAAATCTAGACCAGCTTTGGATGCACTTGCTAGAGGAATAATGGGAGCAGCAAAAACTGTTTCTACTCAATATCAGCAAGGAATGAAAAGGCATCGTCAAGCCGTTTCCACTGCTCGTGACACAGCACAAACCGTTGGTAGAGCGGCTTCAACTGCAACAAGAGCAGCATCTGAAATTGGATCTGGTATGAGAGCACCAATGGAAACTAAAGCAGGTAGAAATGTCCAGGCTGCTTTAATTAAAGGTGCAAGACGAGTTACTAAAGCTGCTGTAACTGCGGCTGCAAAAGAAACAGCAAAAAGAAGAGTTGGAGTCAAAGAAGAAATTGAAGCATTTCTTCAAGAAAAAGCAGAAAGCGAACAGCAACAAAAACTCTTTGGTTTAGCATTATCTGTTAAGAGAGGAGAAACTCCAAGATCTGAAGTCAGCCAACAGGTTCTTGATATTGTAGATGAAATGAGTGAAGCTCAAATTCGTAAATATGCAAAGACTAAGCACGAGGGACTCCCTAAGAAAAAGGAGGACTGATATGTCAGTGACATTTAATGAGTTTCTTTTGAAAATTGACGAAGCGAATATTGCTGGATCTAGACCTAGACCAGTAGGAAGAGATGTACTTACTCCAGCGGAAAGAGCTAGAGTAAGTACTAGAAGTGATAGATCTCCAATAAAAAGAACTGGTGGTGGAGTTTCTTATGTTTCTGTTACCCCAGAAAAAGAAACTCCAAAAGAACCACAGAAGACTACTTCTTCTTCTAAAGAATATGTTCAAAAGTGGATTCCAAACTTTCCTGCACCAAAAGACTTAAAAGTAAAAGCATATAAAAAACCAAAGTTAAATAAAATAGAGAAGCAACCTAAGTCGCCAAAACCTAGAGTCACTCAACTTAAATTGAAATTGAAAGAGTTTATAGATCTATACAAAAAAAGCACATTGGTTTCCTAAATATCTTTGGATAACATCCAAAAAAATATTAAGGAGGACATCATGGGAGCACTAGTAGAAGTTGTAAAACCACTTCTTTTTGCGGCATTAAATTCTTGCCACACAAAAAAACTTGTATGTGAACTTTTAGATCGTTATGTAAACACTACAGATAATGATATTGATAATTTGATTGCAGGTTCAGTTAGAACTGCACTTCTAAAAAATTGCTGATACTTAAATTACATTAAAAAGGGAGAGGATTTTTTGACCTCTCCCTTTTTTATTAAACATCATAACAACATAAATATTCTATAGATTAAATAGTTTTTAAAGGTAAAACGAATGGCACTCTGGGGAAATAACGACAACATTTCATCCAATGGAAAAGTTTGGCTAGATTATGTCACAGGAATTGTAACTGCCACTGGAACCAATTTTGGTGGAGTTGGAGCCGCATCAACTGGAGACATCATTAGGTTTGGTGTTGTTGGTGGAACATATTTTGGTGATGCTGTAATTATTGGTATTAGCAGCACCAATATACTATCTATTGGATCTACTGCAAATCTCAGTGGAGCAGCTATTGCTAATACTGATTTCAGTGTATCACAACTTCCAAAATATTTGATCGGTGATAGTCAGTATAGCCAGACTCACACAAATTACGAGCCATATGTGGCTGGAGTTTCTACAGCTGGAATTGACGCTGCTCAGAATACTCAATATTCTCCTGCACATGGTGGTTGGGTAGGAATTATGACTTATGTTGATTCACAAGGACAATATAGAGTTAAGACAGAAACATTCGTGGCAATGTCTGGTATCCAAACAGGTAACACACCACTATATGACGCAAATCCATTAGTGTGAGATTAAATGATATTTACTGAACTGAATGAGGAGAATTTTCTCCTATTTGCTATTAAAAATTATGAGAATCCTCAGGCAGTGACTAAAGAAGATTTTGAAAAAGATTTAAATCATTTTAAGTATATAAAAAGATTACTTAGAAGATATAAAAACACAGGTGTGCTAAAAACACACCTTTTAATTAATCATTTTATAATACTGTACAACATCTTTGGTGATGCTACTACACCGATGTTATTTTTTAAAATTGATAAAGACCTATGGTCTTACATGAAAACTTTTGTTGTTTTTCTAAACAGATTGCCAGAATATCCTAAAGGATATATACATGATATCCCAATAGATGTTTTTTGTATGTCACAGCTGGAAAGAATCACAAATGAGTAAATTAGATAAAATTATACAACTAATAAGAGAGAATATGGTCGCAAATGCTCCTAGTCAAGGTGGAGCATTTGGTGGAGATTCGCCAGCTGAAGGACCAACGGCTGGATTAGATCCAAAAACTGAACTGGGAATGTTTCGTAGAACTATAGGCGGTTTGGTTGACAGAAGATCAAAAACTTATAGTAAAAAATATGAAGCTTGGTTGAAATCTATGGGATTACTGTGAAATCTAAATAATATTATTAGAAGCTTATTTGTTGGTGAGTTAACAGAAAACCCATACTAACAATGTCAGAAGAATCAATAAAACTAGCAGTACTAGAGCAGAAACTTTTGGATTTTTCTAACATAGTACATAAATTAGATGATGCTATCCAAAAGTTAAGTGAAGTTAATGCTAATATAACCAGAATGTTGGCTGTTCACGATGAAAGAATTGAGCAGTGCAATAAATCTGATAGTATTCTTATAAAGATGATAGATGAAATAAAAAAAGAAAATGAAGAAGATCATCAACAAGTAATAAAGAGAATAGAATCAATAGAAGATAAAGTATTGGAAATTAATAAAATAAAATGGATGACAGTTGGCTGTGGGGTTCTTTTGGCAATTCTCGCTGCATCACTTTCTAGTTTAGCTTCTGGTTGGTGGACACCTAGTGAAATGCAACAGCATAATAGGATGAGAATGGAATTAAGAAATTAGATTGACAACTCAGAACTCTCGTGGTAGAATTGGGAACACTGAAGAACTAGATCATGGATTTGATTGATGACAAATATATCAATCTAATATCGACAAGATTAGAAAAATTTACTAAAAAGAATTCAAATCTTTATAATTGTAGGTGTAAAATTTGCGGAGATTCACAAAAAAATAAATCGAGAGCAAGGGGATACTTTTATTCAGTAAAAAATAATACAAATTATAAGTGTCATAATTGTGGAATAAACATATCTTTGAACAATTATCTTAAACAGATAGATCCAATATTACATCAACAATATTGTTTAGAGAAGTACTCTTCTGGATTCACTGGAAAGAATTTTACAGCTGAAGCACCAAAGTTTGATTTTAAAAAACCAGTATTCAGGAAAACTTTAAATTTGCCTAAAGCAAGTGAAAATCCTGTTTCCAGATCCTACTTAGAAGATCGTAAATTAAATCCAAATGATTTTTATTATGCTGAAAAATTTAAAGAGTGGACCAATACACTGCACAAAACATTTGATCAAAAAGCTTTAAAATATGAAGAGGCTAGGATCGTTATTCCTCTTTACTATAAAAAACAATTAATAGGATTTCAGGGTAGATCTATTGGTCCAAGTCAGATCAAGTACATTACAATTATGTTGGAGGAGGATGCTCCAAAAATATATGGATATGATTCAGTAAATTTAAGTAATCCAGTTTACATTATAGAAGGACCGTTTGATTCTACATTCATTGACAATTCTGTCGCAATGTGTGGGTCCGATTTAAATTTAAAAGATCTAAATATTTCTCACCCAGTATATGTCTATGACAACGAACCTAGAAATCAAGAAATCCATAAAAGGATGGAATCTAGAATTGAGTCTGGGGAATCTATTGTAATATGGCCAAGTTTAATCAAAGAAAAAGACATAAATGATATGGTTTTATCTGGACTTAATGTCCAATCTATGATAGAATCAAATACTTACTCTGGACTAGTAGCAAAATTAAAGTTTAACGAATGGAAGAAAGTATGACCAACGGAATCAAAGTTCAAAAAAGAAATGGAACAATAGAGTCATTGGATCTTGATAAGATGCATTTGATGGTAGAAGAGGCTTGTAAGGGTCTCTCAGGAGTCTCTGCGTCTCAGGTTGAAATGCAGTCTGGCATTCAATTTTATAGCGGGATTACCACTGCAGAGATTCAAGAAATTTTAATTAGAAGTGCCAGTGACCTAATTGACCTAGATCATCCAAATTATCAATATGTTGCTGCTAGACTGTTGATGTATGCCACTAGAAAAGGTATTTTTGGTGGTATGAATGAACTGCCACATTTGGAAGATCAAATCAACAGATGCGTTTCAGCTAAAGTTTATGATCATGAGGTTTATGATCATTATTCAAAAGAAGAGATTGATAAGATCAATTCTATGGTTGATCATGATCGAGATTTTATTTTTACATATGCTGGCTTAAGGCAAGTTGTAGATAAGTATTTGGTTCAAGATCGTAGTACTGGGAAATTATACGAAACACCTCAGTTCATGTATATCATGATTGCGCTGACAATGTTTGCTAAGTATCCAAAAGAAACTCGATTATCGTATATAAAAAAATACTATGACGCAATCTCCAAGCACAAAATCAACATCCCCACTCCCATCATGGCAGGAGTGCGGACGCCACTTAGACAATTTGCTAGTTGTGTTCTTGTTGATGTTGATGACACCCTCGATTCTATCTTTAGCAGTGATATGGCTATTGGCAGATATGTCGCACAGAGGGCGGGAATCGGCATCAATGCAGGTAGAATCCGTGGCATCAACAGTAAAATCAGAGGTGGAGAAGTTCAACACACTGGTGTTGTACCGTTTCTCAAAAAGTTTGAAGCGACTGTCAGATGTTGCACGCAAAATGGCATACGAGGTGGATCCGCGACAGTCCACTTCC